GACTGCCGTTGTGGATGCAGATCGGAATGTTCTCGCTCGTCGTCTTCATCGTGATCGGGATCATCGTGATCTTCATTCGATACCACCGCGAGATCTTCGCATACGTCACGCAGATGAACGTTCTTCGAGCGACGCCGAATGTCGGAAGCCCGCTCGTTTCAGGAAGGCCGCCGTCCGACAGGGTGGACCAACGCTTAGGGTAAGAAAGGGATGACAGGCGAAAAATATTTAACGATCCCGACATTCTCATCGGGCTTTGCGATCATCTGGGGGCTGTGGGTTGCGTGGCCTGGAATGGACACGTTCGCCCGCTTCCCGAAGTTCTACGCACCGATGCTATCCCTGGTGCCTTTCGAGGCGTTCTGGGGGGCACTATTCCTAACTGCGGGCCTAGTGAGTCTATACCTTGCGATCTGGAAAAGCCGATACATCGCTGCGTTGATCCTTTGCGTCGTTTACTCGCTGTTCGCATCGCTTTATTTTCTCGGCGACCCTCAATCGCCGGGATGGGTGGTTTACGGCTACACAAGCCTTGTGCATTTTTTGCTCTGGGGGGCTAACCGATGGAAAGTGGGCCGGACCTGATAAGAGCATTGACATGGGTCGGCGGTGCCGCGATCTCGCTGCTGTCGATCTTCGGAGCAGGCGGAATTATCCTGGCGTTCCTCAAACGCTATTGGGATAAGGGCGATCGGAACCGCGACCTCACCGACGCGGCGAACGTCGAGCGTGTCAAAGGCGAGAACGCCCTCGCCGCAAGCACTCTTGAATATTTCAAAGCAGAGCTCAGACGCGTGTCGGAAAAGAGCGATCTCATATCTGAGCGAGTGAAGACCCTCGAAGGCGAACTGGTCTCCCAACGCGAAATGAACGCACGAAAGGATGAGCAGATCAAGAATCTGCAGAAGGAAAACGAGCTACTCCGACAGCGGGCTCGGGAACAGGACAAGGCCCTTATGGCACAGGAGATCCAGATAACCGAGCAAAAGTCTCAAATACAAGAGTTGTGTTTAGAACTCGACCGATTGAAGCAGCAGGTCGAGCAGTTCGGGAATAAATGAGTGAGCCTATGCAGCTGACAAAAGTATTCGAATGGATCCGCGTTAACTGGATCTTAGCGGCAGCGATATTACTCGGGCTGCTCCTGGTCCTGGGGGCAATGAAATCGTCCTTCGATGGATGGCGGGAAGCTCGGGCTTACGAACGCGAGGCCCGAATTGCAAAGCAGGATGCCAGCGATGCACTGAAAAAGGCCGCAGATATCGCCCGCGAAAAAGTGGAATTGGAAAAGCAGCTCGCCGAGCTGGAGGCAAAACGTGATGGAAAACAAACCGAAGTGGAAACAGCAAGGATCGAAGCTCTTAATAGCCAGCTTGATCTGGATCGTGCTCGCCGTGAGCGGCGGACCGATAACCCTGACCGAACCCAGTTATGCACAGAGCTCGCCGTCCTCGGCTATCCCTGCGACTAGCGCGACGCCTGCACCGACTCCGGACAAGGGATTGATAGCTGCATGTGCCGAGGCCGTGGAGGAGCTGCGGGCCGCGAGAAAAACTATCGCGTCTCAGGGCGTTCTCATCGATCGACAGGATGAGCTGCTCAAACTCGAGCGAGAGATCAGCGAAAAGGCCAGGAGCATAAATTCGGCAAGCGAAATGCAGATCGCAGAACTAAATAAGGCTTTGGCTGCCAAGGACCGCGTGATCGCTGCGACCGAGGCTGAGGTCGCGATGCTGAAAAAGAAGCACTCCTTCTGGTCAAAGGCGAAGTGGTTCCTGATCGGCGGCGCGGCCGGCGTGCTAGCCGGAGGAGTGCTGCTGCATAGGTAAAAATTTTGTCGTTTAAGGGTTGGACGGCAAAAACGAGCGGGTCCCCGAAGTGGGAAAGATGGAAAAGCCAATGGCGTCAAAAAAGCCGACTCCACATCGAGAGGGCCCGCGAGATCTTTAAAAAAGCGAATGGGAAAGAGCTACAGCGAGGAAGCGATCGAAACTTGCCGGAGATTGTACTGCAAGTACGGCGGCAAGAACTTTGACGCGATCCAACGCGAGATGCGAAAGGCCGGTTGGGTCGGCTGGACAAAGTCGAACCTCAACGATCGCGGCCGCATCGGGACCAGAACATTTCGTGAGGGCTGGATCGACCGGTACGGATTCGATCGTTCTTTGAAACTGCATATCGAGAAACTGACCGAAAAGGTCAACGACGATGAGCAGTCGCTGTATCTAGGCATCAAGACGGTCCGCGAGCGACTCGAGAAAGCGGCCCTCGGCGACGGAGCCTCAAAGGACGATCTCGCAAAGTACCGGGACTTCTGCAAGCTTGAGATCGAAGCCCGCAGGAACCTCAATCTATCCAGAGACAACCTCGAAACTTTTGTCGCTGGATATGAAAAGTTAACGATCTGGGCCCCAGATATCGATGCCCAGCTCGCAAAATTGCTGGCACAGCATACGGACCGATTCGCGGAACTTGCGGCAGCGCATTATGGCAAAGACGAAGGCGACGACGGAGCAGGCTTTAGAGAGGATGAAAGCGGCGGGGAGTCGTTTAGCCTCCTCGATCGCCGCAACTAACGACGATTTTAGATTCGCTCCCCTGCGATGGTGGAGGGAACGCTGGCACGACCGGGAGTATCAGCGGTTGTTCATTGAAAATTTTATTTACATTCGCGACGCGTTCGATGAGAACAAGCTGACGCTCTTTCGCTTTAACGAGATCCAGGCATATCTGCACGAGAACCGCACGGGCAGGGACATCGTGATAAAGAGCCGCCGTCAGGGACTCTCGACGTACTTCAAGGCGATGTTCTTCTCGACCTGCGTCGTGCTGCCGGGACGATCGTTCCGCGAGACGCCCCACGATCCCGATACCGAGGCTCAATTCCGAGCCGACTTTCGGACGATGTACGAAAATCTGCCGGACCATTTACGGCCGGCGACGCTTTACTACTCCGATGATCTGATCGAGTTCAAAGACACGGTCAAAGGCGTTGTGAACTCAAGGATCACGACCGCATCGGTGCAGCCGGGACACGAAGGGAAAGGCCGCGGTCAGACGTTTACGAATCTCCACCTAACGGAACCTCCCTTCTGGCGTGGAGATGCACCGAAGGCTGCAACGTCGCTGATCGAAGCGGCTCAAGGCGGTGAGGTCGCCGTCGAATCGACGCCGTTCGGGATCGATTGGACGCACGGCATTTACCAGCAGGGCAAACGCGGCGAAGCCGGATGGACAGCCTTCTTTTTCGAATGGTGGTGGAAACGCAGCTATCGGCTCGCGGGAGCATCGTTCGCAAAGGGCCGCAAGCAGGAATGGGTCCTGCTGACTCCAGGAGAAACGCTTAAGGACGTGTGGAGCGTGCCGTCGGATGAGATCTCAGAGGCCCAAAGAGTTGAGAAGCGGAACAGGTTTGACAATGCAAAGGTCACCGATGACGAGATCAGGGTTTGCGAACTTATTCTCGCGCACCTGAAAGCACAGAGCTACGTTCCCCGCACGGCCAGATGGTTCTGCGATGAGGTCGCCGAGAGGCTTGCCTGGCGTCGAGCAAAGATCTCCGAGCTGCCGGGCGGCGAAGATCAATTCAAGGTCGAGTATCCGGAGAACGACGTCGATTGCTTCGAGCAGACGGGCCGGCCCGTGATCAAAGCGGCTCATTTGAAAGTTACGTGTCGCCCGCAGGAACGCGGCATCGACGGCCACCAATACATTCTCGGCTGCGATACCAGCCTTGGACTCGAGTCGGGAGATCCGGCGGCGATCGAGATCATTGACATAACGACGGGACGTCAGGTGCATTCAGAGACCCTGCGGAGGAGCCCTGATCTTCTTGCCTACCGGATCGCGGAACTCTGGGAGATGTACGGATGGCCGCTTCTGGTGGTTGAAAGGAACAACACAGGGATCGCGACGATCCGCGAATTACAGAAGCTTGTTCCCGAGGAATATTTGTACCGCCATCTTGACCGGCGCCTCGAACGAAAGCTCGAGGACGGCGAGATCACGATCGATGAGGCGATGGAGCTTGCAGAGTATGGACTCAACACGACGAAGCAGAACAAGCCCGACTATGCAATCGCCCTCGAGCAGGCGATACGGACCGGCGAGATCGGACTATCAAGCGAGGACTGGTGTGAAGAGGCCCGCACCGTCGTCTGGAACGATAACGGCAGCTGGGCAGCAATGAGCGGCTACCACGACGATCGATTTATGGCCCTCGCTCTTGCGAATTATGTCTGGGTAAAACAGCGGGCGTATAACACGGGATTCGTCGGTGTCACCCCCGAAACGGGATATGCACGGTGATGCCATCAACATAACAAGCCCGTCAGGTTGTTTCTAGCTGTTTCTGAGGCCTGTCAGATCGAGAGGACGAGGGTTAGGTAGTTTTAGAGGGTAAGCGGCGTTAAATCGCCTTTATTGAGCAAATGACTTTTCTGGAGCGAATCAGGATCGGATGGGCGGCGTTCAGAGCAGCGGACGTCGGCAGTATCGATCTGCCCGAGAACGGACGGTCGTCGAAGGAGACCCTCAACGATTCGATCGGTGCGTTCCTGACGACATTCGGGTCTGTCAATCCCGTCATCGACTTTGACATGCTCGCAACGCTCAAGAACCTATGGCTCTTCAATCCGGACGTTTCCCAGTACGCGGCAAATATCGTGAACCTGGGCAATCCCGGACATTCGCTGAAGGTTACGGCCGCGACGGATGCGATCGCGGAGAATGCGGTGAACCGTCTTAATGAGTCAGCGGTGCGGATCTATCGTCAGGGCTGCGGCGTGGATGGACTGCTGAACCAGTACCTGGCGTCGATCGCCTGGTCCGGAGCTGTCTCCAGTGAAGACGTGGTCAATCTCGCCGCTCGCCGGGTAGAAAAGGTCGTGCTCGTTCCGGTCGAATCGATCCGATTCAAATACGACAAGGACAAGGACGAGTACCTCCCGTATCAGCGAAACTTCGGCACGTTTCAAACGCCGTCGGAAGGGAGCAGCTTCGGCCTGATCGCACTTAATCCGGAAACATACAGCTATCTGCCGGTCGCGACTGTCGAAAATTCGCCCTATGCACGCCCTCCGGCGTCCGCGGCGGTCGGAGCGATCCTGGAAAGTCAGATCCCGCTGATGGAGAACATCCGGTATATGGCCCAGAAGATCGGGCTTATGGGACTGGTGGCAGCCAGCGTCGTGCCGCCGAAGCCGCGGCCGAATGAGGACGACTCGGTATATCAGACGCGAGCGAAGAACTATCTTGCGGCCGTGCGTTCAGCACTTGAAGGAAATTTCAACAAAGGGCTGCTCGTAACATTCCGTGACCAGAAGATCGAGCACGCGCCGATCACGAGCGGAGCCCAGGGTGTTTACGATATCAACCGGATCTCGGAAGAGCAGGTGTTCTCCGGCCTCGGAGCGATGCCGGGTTTTCACGGCCGCACGGACTCGACGACCGAGACATTCGCCGATGTCGTCTACTACCTTCTCACCGCCCAGGTCGCGAATATGCAGCGTGTCGTCAAGCGTCGCCAGGAGCGAACGTATCGCCTCGACCTTCGGCTTGCCGGGATAGAGGTGGACTCGGTGTCGCTTACGTTCGACAAGGCCCACTCCCGAAACGCAAAGGCCGAGGCCGAGACCGATGCGATCAAGTTCAACGACATGCTCGGTCGCGTTCGTGCGGGATTGCTGGATCCGCAGGCCGCCGCTCAGCAGCTCGGCGAGAGCGAGTGGTTCGACGAAAGCCGGCTTTTTAACGACGCCGTGCTTCCGAAAGAGGGGCAGTCGAGCAATGTTGTGCGACTCGAGTTCGACCGCAGCCGGAATGAATATAAATTTTCGCCCGAGGTAATAACCCTCGCTTCTGAAAGCCTGAAACTCTCCGAAGACGAGATCGACCAGATCCTCGAGCGGTTCATCCGTGAGTATCGGCAGCTCGTCTCGCCATTTGCGGACGATGCGACAGCTGCAGCAGTGAATCGCCTTCGAGATTTCCTTCGGGATAACGATTTCGAGAATTTCTCGTCTGCAGAGGAATTTGCGGACGAGCTGGTCGAGCAGATCAACAAAGCCTTCGGGTCCTCATGGAGCCGTCCGGCGACCGTCAGAGCGATCGAGGCCGCGGTTCGTGAGGTCTACACGTTCTATCGTTTGCGGGATTCCAGCGTCTTCGGTGATGCGTCTCCGATCCGGCTGCGTTTCGGCGGTCCTGACAAGGCGGCGATGAACTTTATCGGAAAGCTCGATCACTTCTACTTCTCCAAGTTTGCCGACAATTCGACAAGCAGCTTGCGGCAGTTCCTGATCGACGCCTATCTCAAAGACGGAGCAGCCCTTTTCGGGCGTGAATCGAGCGAGGAGATCGATGCATTCCGACGCGCGGCCGGCGTAAAGCTCAAGAACCTGACAGATCGGCAGGTGCTTACGATCGTGCAGACCGCGGTCCAGAGAATTCGAAACTGGGCGCATATCGGAACGCTCGATCAAGCCGGATTCGAGTACGCGAAACTTGTCGCGACGATCGATAACCGCACCTCGATCCTGTGTCTGTCGATCGACGGCAAACGGATCCGCGTCGGTGTCGCGAAGAAGGCGGTCGATCGCCTCGGCAGGCTCGCTCCGAAGGAGTTCGCTCAAGAACTTTACGAATCGGACGAAGCAAAGCAGATGCGGCAGGACCCGTCGGCCAACGTGCGGGCAAATCTTGAGCCGGACGGCAAGACGATCAAGGACGATCTCGTCGCTTCCGGTCTCGGCTTTCCGCCATTCCACCCGAATTGCCGCACACGGATGGAAGGCATTATCGAGGACATCAATGAGTGAATTTTTACCGATAGTTTCGAGCAATTTGGAGTCGGCATCGTTTGACGGCAGCTCTATCACCGTAAGGTTCAAGGCGGGCACGGCCTATCGATATAAGGATTGCGACAAGGATCTTTGGACGGGCTTTTGCCGAGAGTTCGATGGAAAGGACGGACATTCCGCCGGGAAATTTTTCGCCCGCGAGATCAAGTGGCGGGAATACGAGCAGGTCGAGGACTGGAAATAATGAAATTCAAACGGTTGACAGACACAACGGAAGTGAGTCTCGACGGAAATTTCGGACGGACACAGATGCGATGTGCGATCCCCTCGCAGCAGCCGAACGACGCGTTAAAGGAGGTGCTCTCGAAGGCGTCTCTCTACTACGACTTCAAGGCTCCGCGAGCCGCGGTCGCGGATAACATCGAGGTCCCGCATGCACCGACCGTTCTGAGCGACGAGCGTTATGTAACGCCGCAGTTCCGGGCACTCTCGCAAATACACCTTGCAAACCGCGGCCTCGATTTTACGACGCCGGGCGTTCTCGAAGCGGCCGTTCCGATGCTTTTCGGGAAAACCGTTTATCTCAACCACGATTTTTCAGATGTGAACGACTGGGTCGGCGTCGTGTCGCGTGCCTGGTGGGACGCTGCAGGCGAGGCTTCGGGCGGTGTGCCCGGGATCAACGTCGAAACGAAGGTCGATGCTTTTTTGAACTATCGCATAGCGTGCGGCCTCATGATGACGCCGCCAGCGATCAATTCGATGTCGCTGACCGTTTGCTTCGAATTTGAATATTCGCATCCGGAAATGGCGATGGAGAGCAAGTGGAAATTTTTTGACAACCTGGGCGAGGAGATCGACGGCGAGATCGTTCGAATGATCGTCACCAGGATAACCGAGATCTGGGAGGCAAGCTTTGTCTTTCTGGGCGAGGATCGCCTCGCAAAGAATCTCGGCAAGACCGGCACCGATGGTGCAGAAAGTTTTTCGGCTAAGGCCGAAGAGGCAGCGGGCGATCCGCCGCCAAATTCAAACGAGGAGAAAACAATGAAACTAACGAGTGAACAAAAACAAAAACTCGGCATTGAGTTTGACGGCGAAGAGGTTCCGGAAACCCAGATCTTCCAGGCCGCAGAAACTCTTGCCGATCGACACGCGGAGTTGGCCAGGTCAACCGAAGCGCAGGCACTTGCCGAATTAACGGCCCGTGCAGAAGCCGGAGACGTCCTTGTGGAAGAAAAACGCAAGGATACGCTGCGTCTTGCACGTCTGGCAGATCTCGGCAGCGAGACAGGTTCGCTGAATCCCGTGATCGAGGAGATGATCGCGGGTGCTGATGTCGCAAAGCTTCAGCAGCTTCACGGCTATTACGGCAAGAAGACGGCCGAACGTTTCGCCGCACCTCGAGGATCAATGGAAAACAGCAGCGAGATCGACGCAGCCGGCAATGTTGCAGGAGACACTTCGCAGTTAGAACGAACGCCGAAGGTCGGAGTTCTTTAAAAAGGAGAAAAGGAAAAATGAAACTCAGAGCACAAAGAGAAGGACTCGCGATCGTCGTTACGGTGGCCGCGGTGCTGGCAACCGACCAGCTCGTCAAACTCACAGCGGACAACACTGTCAATTCAGCCGGAGCGAATGATTTTCCGATCGGACGCCTCACAAAACCGGCGCGTGCGATCGGCGGCACAGGCACGGTCGAATGCATCGGTCGGATCAAGGAGAAGATCGAGATCAAGGTTTCGCAGGCCGGCGGCCTGGTGGCGGGCGACTTCGTCAAGCTAGCGGCCGTTGACGGCACTACCGGCGAACCCCGCGTTACGAAATGGGTAACGGGAACGGACGCGGCCGAGCGTCTTATCGGCGTAGTTTGCAAAGGTGCTGCGGATGCCGGCGTCGCAGAGGTTTTGACCTTTTAGGTCCGGCCTAAAAGCTCACTTAAGGAGACAAAGAAAAACATGTACGGATTAAAAGGAAAGGTCAGAGAAATGGTTCTCGCAATGAATGCATTGCGGGATCCGGGGCCGGGTAAGATCGGCCGGGACATCAGCCTGCGACAGCACATCGCGGAAACATATAAGAAGCCGAGCGGCGAGTCGTTGTCCGTGGGACATCTGTTCCACGAGCTCGGCATCAACGAAAATTCGACCACTGTTCGCGAAGTGATGGAGAACGAGGATACGCGTTACCTGATGGCCGAGGTGGTTCGCGAAGGCGTCCGCCGCGGCATGGGTCTCGCGCAACGCGACCTGATCACGGCTGCCCGGGAGCGAGCACTAGAAAGCCTCGCACCGATAACATCGGAAGCAGCAGGCGGCCAGCGTTTCGTTTCGCCCGAGGTGTACCTGGATCCCGTGAACCGCGGAGCCGTTCAGGGAACGTTCTATCCCGATCTCATCATCAGAGAAATTCCGGTGGCACAGCCTCAGACGATCGTGCCGCGGGTCGATCTCTCGGATGCTGCTCTTGCGGACTCGAATGAGGCTGCGACGATCGAGGAAGGCTCGATCACCTATGGAACGAAGACGGTCACGGTCCCGAAAAAGGCGAAGGCGATCAAGATCTCGGACGAGGCGGTTATGTTCTCGTCGCTTTCTTTGCTGCAGATCTTTCTCCAGGATTTCGGCCGCATGTTCGGCAACACGCTGAACGGCCTGGCTGTTACCGCGATCGTCAACGGCGATCAGGCTGACGGTTCTGAAGCCGCAACGGTCATCGGTGTGGAGAACACGACCAACGGGATCACCTGGCTCGACTACACGCGGGCCGCGATCCGGTTCGGCCTTGTGGGACAGGCTGGTACGCAGATCATAGCCAACGAAACAACGGCTCTCGCTTTTCTGAATCTGGCCGAGGTGAAGAATCGCTATCAGGGCAGCCCGCTTTTCGGTACGCAGGTCCGGACGCCGTTCACGACTCCGCAGGATCTCTTCATTTCCTCGAAGGTCGGTGCGAACAAGGTCGTTCTTCAGGATCCGTCGTCGTCGATAGTTCAGCTGACGGCGATGCCGCTCAAGGTCGAGACCGAGCGCATCGCGATGAAGCAGCTCGCGGGCACGATCCTTTCGGTCTATACCGGATTTGCGAAGATCCAGCGAAAGGCGAGCATCGTCATCGACGGATCGATCCTCTTCAGCGGCAACGGCTTCCCGGCCTATATGACACCTGCAGCTTAACCTCTGCGGCGTGATCTCGGGCGGCTGCCAGATGGCCGCCGCCTCGAATCTCAAAATAAGGAGAGAAGTATATGTCAGAGAAAGAAAACAAGTGGGACGGTGGCCATCCGGGCGATGTCGTCAAACTCGCACATCCCGACACGGGATTCACGGATCCGGACACAGGGTTCGATATTTCGCGTGACCAGGAGCTTGAGCTGGGGAAGGAAGTCGGTAAGGCCACTCAGCAGGCGATCCTTTCAGGCGGCCTGCTTCTCGTCAAAGATTCGGAAGACAAGGGCAAACCCGCCAAGGGCAGCAAATAAATGCCTGTTGCGACGATCATCAGTGTGAGTGAGTTTCGCAGCCGCTTCGACATTTCGGACGATGTTTCGGATGCGAGGCTCACTCTTCACATCGGTTCTGCGTCTCGTCGCCTGCGCCGTTGGGTGGGCGACGCTGCGTATGTTCAGGCAGCCGATGGAGTCGATCCCGAGGCCCAGTCGGACCTGAAAAATGCCGAAGCACATCTCGCGTACCACTTTGCCCTGCTCGGATTGCATTTCACGGTCTCGTCAAAGGGGATCGTTGCGACCGCGCAGAGCGATCAAGGCAAGGAGATGCGGAAATACCTGTCGCCTGCTGAGATCAGTGACCTTTCGACGCGAATGCTCGATCTTGC